GCTCGCTCAACGTAAAGATATCCTGGCTTATGCCAAGAACTTCCTTTCGAATGCGCTTGCTACTGCATTGATCGAAACTCAAGAGAAGATTTATTAATCTCTTTTGTTTCTTCGGCAGCTCTTTATCGTCTTAGACTTAAGGAAGGAACAGTATGTCCAATAGGAACGCTGCTAGACGTTCTGGTAACCAGAAGTCTAGATCTGCTAAGAGATTAGCAGATATCCGTCGTCACCGCACCCACGAGCTTACACTACGTAAGCAAATCGTAGAGTTCTACGCATCCCTTGATACAGCTGTCTCTCTCTCCTGCGCGATATTATATCGCTACGGTGAGTTTGAACAGTTGGTCAAGAAAGACATTGATCCGCGTTATTACGCTGATCATTCGTCGTTCAGGGATGACTTTGCTGCTATATCTTTTCTTCGAAAGAATCGGTTCCTGAATACCGGAATCGATCTCAGAAGAACCGCCTTGGATAAATTCGAGGCGGCCGAGATCAAGTGCAAAGAAACCAATTCTAGATTCAACCATCTTGTTTCGGATCCTAAATTTAGGGGCCCGAACGTGTGGCTGCTTAACGCAGTCACATGTAAAATCGCAAAATGGCTTGAACCTACAACCAAGAGTTGGTTTGTGGAACTCCTCGATAGTGGTTCCTTCGGCCCTGGTGTTTCCTACCACATTCGTGGTGAAAACACAAGTGCAGAACGGAAGTTCGAAGAAGAACGTGGCATCACGCAGTACCTGTACAGCGTCTTTTGGAAGCGAGCTAATCGTCTATATCCTCTTTGGAGGCTAGGCGATAAGCAACCGATTCTACAAGACGCCTCTAGGGTAGACACTGTGGAGAAGAATGCAAAGGAAGATCGAACCATAGCCATTGAACCAGGTATAAATATCTGGTTTCAAAAGGCACTTGGCAAGATGATCCGACGCAGGCTTCTCAGAGCTGGCTTCGATCTGAACTCTGACTTAAAAAATCAGTTTCAGGCATACAAGGGTAGCGTCGATGACAAGACAGCCACCATTGATATGAAAGCAGCTAGTGATACTATATCCAAACGTATGGTCGAAGAAATTCTTCCGTACGATTGGTATAAAGCACTAGATGTAAC